ATGTTTGCGGCATAAATACCACAAGCACCAACTTCATTCATAAATATTTGTCCAGTTATTGCAAATTTACTTGCAACAATAAATGCTCCGGTATTTAAGAAGTCAAAAAAGATTGGATATTTAGCCCAAACAGTATTGGCTTTGTAATCTAATGATCCAATATATTTACCATTGGTTGGTGCAAAAGCATACATTGCAATTCCTTTTACACAAAAATCAATTGTGTTTACTTCAACATTTATATTTTCTACGGATCGAGTTGCGGTTGGCTCCAATAATATAGCAGAATGCCATCCCATTAAATAATGAACATAAATATTTAATCTATTACTACCTTTAACATGAACTCCATTTCCATATCTCGCATTAAGATCATATGTATATGTTGTTGGCCCATATCCGGGAATTGTAAATGAAGATGTAATTCCTGCACTATACAATTGAGGTAATTCAATATTGCACAAACTATCTTCATTATCTTGAAAATCAAAAAGAATTCCACATTGAGCGTCAGCTTGAGATGTCCATCTCATTGCCGCTGTTTTATCGCATCTTATGTCAAATGTTCCATTTACAATAAGTCGAGAATTAAAAACATAGGCTCCTTCTGGAATGTAAAGTGCTTTCTGAATGTTCCCTCCGCTTTGGCAATAATTTATTGCTGCTTGGAATGCTGCACTATCATCCGTTGAATTATCGCCAACCGCTCCGAAATCTAATACATTGACCACATCAGCAAACCGATTAGCCAAAGAACGAGCGGTTGTGCTACCAGTTGAAAGCACAGTCGAGTTGCTGATATTACCAAGACCTTGCGGAAACGATACAACGCCAGCGTTACTCACATTCATCACATCCTGCGTAGTTGCTCCAGAATTGCCCCGTGCCAGCTTAATCGTGCCGTCTGGTGACGATGGCACTGCCAGAGTAAAGTTCTGCGTTGCTGTCGGTGATTGTCCAACTTGGACTGCGTTTGCTTTGATGAGACTCATACGATTGTATATGTGCTTCCTGATGGAACTGTTAAAGTGACTCCGGAGTTTACTGTGATTGGCCCTGCTGACATTGCGTTGCGGTCAGTTGTGATAGTGTAGTCTGTTACCATTACTTGGTCATTCTCGTAGAATACTCCAAAGGCATTTCCACCAGTTGGTGCTTTGCCGCCAGTTGTTCCTCCTGCGGCTTCTACTGCGATACGGGCGTAGTAAGCTGCGCGATCTGCAATCGCATTCATTGCTGCCTCACTTGGGCCGCATGGATTGCATTTAGAACTTCTGGAATTTCCGCAACTCATAGTTGATTATCGTTAACGATAGGGTTAATTGTTGTCATTGCAAGGATTATTTTTGAAATTATACTACCGTCCAAACACTACCAGAAGGTACTGTAACTACAACTCCACTAGCTACTGTGACTGGGCCGAATGTTCCTGCGTTTTTAGATACTGGAATGCTGTAGGATGTATTAACTATTAGATCGTTAAGAAAGAAGATAGCGTCTGTCCCTGCGCCCGTTGCACCACCCGGTGATCCACTTGCGCCAGTTGCTCCGTCCAAACCAATAACGCCAGTAGCCCCAGTAGCTCCGTCTAACCCAGCAGTTCCAGTAGCACCCGTGGCTCCGTCTAGTCCAATAATGCCACTTGCACCAGTCGCGCCGTCTAAGCCAGTAAATCCTGTAGCTCCTGTACTTCCCGTAGCTCCGTCTAATCCAGTCGCACCAGTGGGGCCACCACTAGGGCCAGTTAAGCCTGTCGCACCAGTAGCACCTAAACCCGTAGCACCAAATCCACCAGTAAGTCCAGTTGCTCCGCGAGGGCCAACCATCCCAGTAGCTCCAGATGCCCCTATCAATCCTTGTTGACCAGTAGCTCCTGTTAATCCCGTAGCACCTAATCCAGTAGAACCTTGAAGTCCAGTAGAACCCTGCAATCCTGTAAGGCCAGTAGCTCCAGTAGCTCCGCGAAGACCCGTTGCTCCTGTGGTTCCGTTGATACCAGATAAACCAGTGGCTCCAGTCGCTCCCTCGCCTGTAGCTCCCGTTGCTCCTGTTGGCCCCCCAGATGGCCCAGTAGAACCCGTAAGACCAGTTGCACCCGTTGCACCCACCCCCGTAGCACCAGTTGCTCCGCTTGCTCCAATAGATTGTTGAGCGAGACACGCTGAATACGCTGCACTCTTAGCGGATTCTTTAGCTGACCTCGCATAAGAGGCAACTATAATAGTCTCATTGCAATTACTCATAATTTTATCGTTAACGATAATTTAGCTTCAGTCAAGTCGTTTCCACTAATAGATAGGGAATTGTCTTTTGGTTGTATCTACTCATCTCTGAATAGACTAAATTGATGAACCCATCCCATTGTGGAGGATAGATCGTTTGGCATCCCAGCGAGCTAGTCGTATTGTATCCACCCTTATGAATGTTGATTGCTATCCCCATAGAATCACCTTCACCATCTCTTGTAACAGGCACTTCCTCTTTTGGGTTAGCAGGTCGCAACGCAGGGTAGCCGCCTCCGGGTTTAGAGATACCATGATTCCCCTTACGATAGCGATGAATGCCCGTTTTGAGTACCGCGATACCTTTTTTAAATACCGTTGGATCAGTGTTTGCATTAAACGTAGCATGGACGCTTGGTGATAAAAGTATGATCGCATCGTCGTAGATACCTCGGTCGTTCTTTCCTTTAACTCCCATAGTATCCATGTAGTACCCACGGATGCCTACTAACGCAACGCGATCCACAATCCCTGATTTGATTACCATCATCAGGGTCTTTTCTTTCGCTTGTTGCGGTCTGGAGTTTGGAACCATTAACCTTTACGAACCACGTTGATAAGTCCAACAATGCCTAGTCCTGCGACGAGAATTGCTTCTTGGAGTTCTGGTTCGATCTTAACTCCAACTGCCGTAGCAATCAGGATGAGTCCGCGCCATGTCGAGTTCTCGCTGAATTTTGCGAGTAGTGTGTTTATGATTTTCATTTCTGTAATCCTTTGATTTCTGGTAGTTCATAACAGAACTTTCCGTATTGTGTTTCTACACAAATGTTTGGTTGTCCAAGTGCTGAACAACCCGTTAAGAATGCCATTCCCAAAAAGATAAATGATAGTAGTATCATTGCTAATGCTATTTGTTTTGCGTTCATTTTTTGATTATTTGTTTGGTCATGTAGATGCACGTCAGGACACCAGCAATAATACTGATTATCCCACCAGCAACTCTAATTGACGCTTCTATTTCTGGTAACATTGAAATTATAAATCCTGTGGTCGATATGATCGTACCCATTAATCCGTGACTGGTGGCGTTATCGTTCATTTTATTTATGGCCCAACAATTACATACAACGTGTTCGGGTCTGGGGTAACGATTAAATTGTATCCAGTTTGAGTAATTTCAACGAGATTTGTCAGTTGTGTTGCCCCTGTTAGACCAGTTATATCCGAGAGAACAATATTTGCTGGGGTAACTCCCGTGGCCCCAGTGCTTCCAAAAACGCCTGTAGCTCCTGTCGCGCCTGTCGCGCCAACTAAACCGCTAGATACAATGGCAAAAATCAACTGATGGTTATTTGCAAAACCAGTTGTGCCAGTTCCTGCAGATGTAACCAATGTTGCGGGAATTGAAATGTAACTATTTAAGACAATTGTTGGGGTTGCTGATATTTCCCATGTTTGGAAATTGTTTGAATTATTTTGATCCTGAATTATGAAAGTGTCCCCTGTTTTAAATAGAGGAAAGAAAACATCAATGTCGTTTCCAAGTGAATCAATATGCGATAATGTTATTGAGGTTGCTGAAACTTGAGATGCGTTATTCCAGAATAAATGTCCAGTGGTTGGAACTCCGCTTATTTGGTTTGCGTCTGCTTGGTAGTTATAAAATGTAGCCGATTGCCCCGCTATGCCAGTTGCTCCTTGAACGCCAGTTGCGCCAGTTGCTCCTTGAATCCCAGTAGCTCCCGTGGCCCCAACATCTCCTTGGACTCCAGTGCTTCCCGTGGCTCCAGTATCTCCTTGCACTCCAGTGGCCCCTGTGCTGCCGTCATTTCCCGCAACCCCAGTGCTTCCAGTGGCCCCTCTAACACCAGTCAAACCAGTAGCACCAGTCGAGCCTGTGCTTCCAAAATCACCCGTAGCCCCTGTCGCTCCAACATCACCTTGGATACCAGTAGCTCCAGTCGCTCCGACATCCCCTTGAATACCAGTGGCTCCAGTCGATCCAGTAGCTCCGTCAAGCCCAGCTATTCCCGTTGCGCCAGTAGAACCCGTAGCACCATCTATTCCAGAGATGCCAGTAGCACCAGTCGAACCAGTTGCTCCGTCTAACCCAGCGGTTCCTGTGGCTCCTGTTGCACCATCTGGGCCAGTAGCACCACCATCAGCAACTGGTGTCCATGACGCATTAATTGAGCCGGGGGTTGGAGGGTATCCGGGGTTTAGTGGGTTGCCAGTTCTGTAATAATACCCACCAAGATAAGTTACTGCTGCACCAAGATTGTAAGAAGCTCCGTTGTCGTATACTGTCGCTGGCAATGTCCAAGGTGTTGGCCCTTGTAATCCCGTGGAACCAGTAGCTCCATCATTACCATTAATTCCACTAGCTCCCGTGCTACCCGTGGCTCCGTCTGTTCCTATTCCAGTCGCGCCTGTGCTTCCAGTCGCGCCCGTAGCCCCAGTCGGGCCTCCAGATGGGCCTGTAGCCCCTGTAGCCCCAATTGCTGCTGCTGCTTGACTCCCAGTGAAGTCAAGCGTACCAGTAAATGGGTTAAATGTGAGTGCCATAGTTTATTATTAATCGTTAAATTGCGTTTTTGTCAAGTGCTTATCTCAGACTCAACAGGCCAAGATAAGCCTTCTTTCACTATCTGTTCCTCACACTCTTCGTGCGTTCCGACAAACAATGTGCTTTGCGTTGCAATTGACACGTTGGTTTCTTCGTAAAATATAATTACCTTGTCCGCATAGACCAGTTTCCAGTTTCCTGTCGAGTCATCATACGACCAACCATTTTCGTTAGGAAGAATTATCATGGTACTGTTACAGTAAGTGTTGATGTTGCTGACGTATAAACTGCTGTTGATCCAACGGGAAGCCCCACCAAAGTAACAGCTGCATAAGTTTGCGTTGTCGTTCCTTGGAAAAATCGAAATGTTGTTATTCCAGATGGAGGGGCAACATTAAATGAAACTACCAACGAGAGTCCCGGGGCAGATTGGAATGTTGCAGTAGCGGTTGATGCTCCAGTTGTTTTAATGGAGCGGATAAATCCACCCGTGATGGTTGTCGAGCCTGTGTAGGTCAGCGTTCCGTCTAATCGCAAAGTTCCATTGCCCGTTTTGTTTACGCTTCCGCTCCCTGCAATGTTTCCACTCGCCGTTATCGTATTCGCTCCAGAGGTTCGATATTGCAAAGTAGTTCCACTATTTATTTGAAAATTATTTGGCAAAGTTACATTCCCGCCCGTGATAATTTGGCATTGGCCTTGCGCCGTAAACAAGCCTGTACCAAAAGCGTTGCTGGATGAATATGTTATTGTTCCCGTGGCTGAGGTCGGAGCATAAACCGTTCCACCACTGTAAGTGTTATTGGCTCCAAGAGTAAGAGTTCCCGATCCAGTTTTTGTTAGCACACCAGTCCCGCTAATGACTCCGTTAAGTGTTGACGCTACTGTTCCCGCTATTACTATTTGGCCTCCGTTTATTTGTGTTGGGCCAGTATAATTACAGGCTCCATCAAACTGCAATCCACCAATTCCGTTTTTAATAATTCCGATAGTGCCAGTAATTGCTTGTGTAACGGTTATCGCTTGATAGCACATGAAATGGCGAAACGATGCCGTTGAGGACGCTATTGTGGTTGCATTGTTTGCCCCTACTTTTGCCGCGCTGGAATCCGTTAAAATCATGAGACGATTATGGCGAATTAAATGCTGCGGCGATTTGATCTCCAGTTGTTGCCACTGTAGAACACTGCGCGAGACGAGTCAACTCCACGGCTAACTCGGTGCGGATCGCGGCGGCGGTGAGGACTGCCGTGCCGGTTGTATTGTCTACAGGCACGCCGAACGCCACGCTTGACGCTGCTGGTATATATGCCGATCCTGTCAAGGCTCCGCTCGCGTAGACGGTTCCGAAACGAACGTCTGTGATTGCGGCTTGGCCGAGCGAGTTGTCGGCGGTGAAGAAATCTGAATAGGTAGTCGATCCGTTTTTTGCGAAGCGAACCTTTGCCATCGTTGGCGTTGGATTCACCAAAAACTTCAAACAATTTGTCGGAGCGAAGCCGTTACTTGCATAGATAAGCGACCCGCTCAGGGTTATGTTTGCGCCTGTCGTATTCGTGCATTGGAGCGCGTGGACAGCGGGAGTCGGAGTCAGCGTGCCGGTGATCGTCACTGGGCCGGTGCTCGCGTTTAAAACGCCTGCTGCGGTTGATGCCGTGACATCGCCAGTGATAGTGACCGTGCCGGTGATGGTGTTGTTGATGCCGTAGGCGGTCGCGTTACTCCCTCCTGTTACCGTGCTGGATGTAATGGTGGCCGTGCCTGTGGCGTAGTTGTTGATGCCGTAGGCGGTCGCGTTACTCCCTCCCGTCACCGTGCTGGATGTAATGGTGGCCGTGCCTGTGCTGTTGTTGTTGAGACCGTGGGCGGCTCCGGAGCTCCCTCCCGTCACCGTGCTGGATGTAATGGTGGCCGTGCCTGTGCTGTTGTTGTTGAGGCCGATGGAGTTGGCTCCGCTCGCACCTGTAACGGTGCTGGATGTAATCGTGACCGTGCCTGTGCTGGCGTTTTGAATGCCAAATGCGAATCCGCCACTCCCCCCCGTGAGCGTGGCATTTGTAATCGCAACCGTGCCTGCCGCTGACGTGGATTCAATCGCGTGCGCTCCGTTGACCACCGTTGTTCCCGCAACCCTACCGCCGATAGCAACGATGCCGTTGAGCGTGAGAGTGCCGCTAGAACTGAACGATATTGCGCGAGTTGAGAGCGTAAACGCCGATCCTGTGGCGTGGCATCCGGCCAATGTTGAGCTTGCTGCGGAGGAGACCGTCAAGCAGTTTGCGGAGCCTGCTTGGATGTATGCTCCAGTTATGTTGTAGCTTGCCGCGAGCGTGAAGCTCCCGCCTGTCGCAATCGTCAGCGGCGTGTTGACGTAGTTCAGCAACGCACCCATGCGGCGAGCGGTTCCGGTGGTCGCAGTTCCTGCGTTGACCGCTTGGAATATCGTTCCGACCGCAGAGGAGACCGCCACGGCGGTTCCCGCATTCGTGCCGGGTGCAATGCAGTTTGCCGTCAGCGCAAAGTTGGTCGTACCGACCGAAACGACCATGTAAATTTGTCCAGCGATAAACGATCCGCTGGTGTCCACGGTTGAGCCTGTAAGGTCAATAGACTGATCGAGCGTGACGGTGAAGCCGTTGGCGTAGACGGTGTCGTTGAGTCCAGGCACTACGCCACCGCTCCATGTTGCTGTCGCGCTCCAGTTCCCGCTTGCGGCTGCTTTGATGACGGCCATAAAATTATAGTCCTTTCACGTTGATAAATTTTTGGAGAGCGGCTTGCACTTCGCTTACCGCGAGGCGCTCGGCATCGTCCGCCGAAGCCAATGTCCCGAATAAAATGGTGCGGGAGTGATCCTGCGCGGCGATGCAATCGTCACCCTCAAAACGGATGGGCGTGAGGGTGAGGACCACGCTCGCGTCCGGCTGGTCGGGCGCTTCGTAGCGTCCAGAGACGGCGAGCGTCATGGCGTAGCGGTCAAATGATTTGCCGTCGATTTGGAGTGGGTTGGTAGCGTTCATATGGTATTGGATTTGTGGGTTAGGAGTAAGAAAGTGAGGTGCGGTTGCTCCAAGCTCCGCTGGCGTTAGTTTTGGTTGTTGTTCCTGAGCTTGAAATTTGCAGTCGAGTTATTATCCAGCCTGATGCTGATTCGCTTGTTCCATCCACAGCAGTTCCAGTGTAGGAATATGGATCAGAATAAACGTGTCGCACC